TTAGCGGCTGTGGGCCGGGAGCCTTGCCACCACTGGTAACTAGGTTGGCACCCTTAGCACGAATGTCTGAGAAGTCAAAAACAGGACGCGGCTTGCCGTAAAAGTATGCCTCACACAGAATCTTAACTGCGTCTGCCCAACCCTCGATACTGTCGCCTACAAGAAACCTCTTGCGCTTCTTTAGTGGGCCGACGACAGCGGGCAGTTCGCCAACATGATGGCGCTGGACGCTGTAGCCTACGCCTGTGCCTCCTAACAGAAGAAACATCGCTTCTGCAAAGCTGTCAGGGTGATCCACTGGCATGTAAGCACAATTAAAGATTCGATTTGGACTGTTTTGAATTGGCTTGCCACCAAACTGCAACGAGCGCATGGAAGGCAGAACCTTCTTAGTGAACACGAAGTCTCGGTAGACTTGTTTAATCTCTTCTCTAATAGAAGGGTACTTGTTAATGTGCATCGCCATGTTTCGTTCTACAAGTTCATCCCAAGTCTCTCGACGCCCGATCTCTGGAATGTACTTTGCATACTTGGTGAACGTGACAATGTCCGAAAGCACTTGTGCAGACTTAGTTGTGATCGCTGATTCTGTCATAGATTGCTCCTTCTTCTTTTCCCCAATCGTTTGAAATCTGCTCGTCAAAAGTTGAATTGTAGTTGATCACTTCAATAATTGCCTCTCGAGTCCTAGCCAGACTGATCATGTCCTCCCCTTGACAAGTCATCGGGGATTCACTGTCTAGTATCCTTTGAATGTGCCACTCAATAGTTTCTAGCTGGTGCATGAGCAGTTGCTTGACCATATCATCCTGCGACTCTTCTGGAACTTCTAGAAGAATCCTTGTCTTGCTGCTCTCGTTAATCATAGCTTCTCAAATCCTCTGTCAGTACTGAACCATACCTCATCTACTCCCGCCTCGTCTAGCGCAAGGCGGCAAACAGGGCAGGGCTTAGACAGCCGTAGTTCGCCTCGTTTGTTGAGGCGGCAGACTACAACTGTCTCGACATCTTCCCTGGCCTTGATTAGAGCCGCTAGTTCAGCGTGCAAGCTGACTTTCTGCGGCCTACCTACTCGCTTTGCGTACTCTGCCTGCTGTGGGTGCGTCTTCCTGCTGTTGGTTGCTGTAGCTACAATATGTCCATTATGGTTGAGGCAGATAGCCGCGTGCCTAAACTTACTTTCAGACATCTTTGCAGCATCTACCACTTTATCGACATAATCCTCCCGTAGCTTTTCCATATCAGTGAACCCCAGAATCAACGTACGCACTCAGCATCGACTCGGTGATCTTTAGAAGCATCTGACCATCAGACAGTTCCTCTTCATCTTCGTTAATTGCATTGGAGGTTGTACTAAAATACATGGCTTTGTACCCAACAGTTCCAGAGTCAGCGTCTTCATAAAACTCAATGGCACCGCAAAGTTCGTAACCCATACTTTCCATATCAATGTACGCGCCGTCTTCGTTGTACTCGTCTTCTGCACTCATTAGAGATACTTCCTCTTCAAGTAGTCTAGGCTCAAGGGCATACCACAATAAAATCCATTTCTCACTTCGTTCTTGACCATTACACCGTCAAAACGGGCATTTCCCTGTGGGCCTAGATAATCTTCGTCGTGCTCGTAGCAAGTGCCCCAAACAAGACCTAATTTAGCCCGGCCAAGAGCATCATGGATCATTCCGTGCTGGTACACCTGCTGGTGCCCTTGGCTGAAACTCTGCCCCACTTTCTGTAGCCTGTTCTCAATGTTACCTGACAACGGGTTTTTAGTCAGAGACAATGGGTTCACAAAATAGTGACTGTATAGAATTCCATCAATCTCTACAATGTCTAGAAACCCGTGCCTTTCCCAGCCGTACTGCTCAAGCATCAAATCCTTATAGCCAATGGTTCCTTGAAGCCGAGGATCTTTATGGACAGCACGGGCGATACGATGTTCATGGTTGCCAAGGCAAAACACAAGGCGAGGCTCATACCGCTTCTTCTTGTTGATCGTCGCACGTTTCTGATAATGCCGAAGCGGTGCAAGCAGATTATCCATTCCTTCCATGCCAGAACGAATATCATCGTTATATGTCTTGTCGTGAAAGTAGGCGCTTGACCTGTCCTCGTACATTGAAAGACTCGCCATATCCCAATGGTCGCCAATATGCACAACAACGTCAGGCTGAATGTCAACAATCAGGTTCCCAATGGCTGTAAGGTAATCTTTGCTCGTTTCTGGTTTACAATGAACATCTGGGATAAACAAATGCTTTTTACTCAATCCATTCATCAGGAATGTACTCCCCTATTGCATAAACAAAACCGTTTCTTTTACACCAGTCAGAATACCGCATTTTGTGGTTTTTGGTACACCACCCGTCTCTCTGGAAAAGAAACCTGATATCAACGTCAGGGTTAGACTCTTGCACAGCAATCATCTTTGTTCGCATTGCCCCGTCAAACTTTCCTTTTATCTCTACATGGATTCCTCCAGGCAAAACTACGTCTGGTGTGTATTGATGACATTTTAGCATCACCTTACTGCCGCACTCTGGACAGTAACCTTGCTTGACCTCTTTTGTGTAGTCTAGTTGATAAGGCTCATACTGAAACTTGACACCTCTGTTCCTCAAGTTGTTACACACGCGCTCTTCTAGTCCAGATCGGTACGGGCCTCTTGCCTTAAAGCGCGCCATCACGTTGTTCCTCGATTGGTGGCTTAAACCCTTTGTCGTCATCGTGGCGCATCAGGTATAGCAATTTGCAAGTCGTGTGCATGTCTTCAACAGGGTCTGAATCAATACCGTACTTCTCGTAGTTGATCTCCCACTGTTTCAAGCAAGTCTTGTAGAAATCTAGATCAGTGACACACTCGTTTAAAATAGACCCAGCTTTTTTTGCTCCAATCCTGTAAAGCCCTTTGATGTTATCGGCACTATCACCAGTCAAGACTTGGCACCAATAATTGAACCGCGCTTGGTGCTCACTCAACTCATAGTGCTCTTCATCCTTATTGTGTGTGCGCCACCGGAAGTGCTCACCCGGAACTGTGTCAAGATCCTTATCGATAGAGCAAAGCACTGTCCTGCTCCCCCGTTCCTGCTTATTCCAGTGCTGCCAGCCTATGGCTGACAATTCATCGTCAGCTTCCCAACCGTCCCGGCTGATCTTGGCGTCCCACTTGTTCAGAAGAAAATCTCTGACAGTCGAGTAATGGTAAGGCTTAACAAAGTCTTTTCGGTTGGCCTTGTAGTCCTCAGACACTGAATAACGAAAGTTTTTAGTCAAATCAGAGACAGTCAAATAAAGTTCAACGCCAGTAACATTGTCAAAGCTATCAATAATGTTGTTAATTATTGCGTCTGTATTTTCTTCAACATCGCCAACTTTTCTAGGTACTGGGTTAATCTCAATCTCTGTGTCGCCAGCCGCCTCTTCTTTAGCGTCCTTAAGAGAAGAGAAAATGTTAACCAACTGACCGTCAGGGGAGAACAGCCCGTAGTCCTGAGAAGCGAAAGCTGATGCGTACACAATAGAGTCGGCATCAATAATTAAATCGGTCATTTTTGAGAACATCGCTCACCTCTTGCTCAAAATCTTGCTTTTTTGAGCGCCTTGATTTACTGAAGTGCTTGCCACCCTTTTTCATCCATCTGTCGTCATCCCTCATCCAGTCGGGCTGTTTCCGCCTAGTCTTACCCATACTTAACCTTTGAACTATTAACTAACCCTTAGAAGTTGGTGCCCCGAGCAGGATTCGAACCTGCAACCCTCGGCTTAGAAGGCCGATGCTCTGTCCAGTTGAGCTATCGGGGCTGTTGCTTAATCAGATTTTTTATGCTCTGCAAAGTGACAAGGCGGACATAGCCATCTTACTTCCAAAGGTTTTGAATAGTCTTCATGGTGTCCGTGAGTGTCTTTCCTTCCGCATTTTTCGCAAGACTCTCTTTTAAGCCTCCCGTCTCTAACTGCATTGCTTAGTAAGTAATGCGCTCTGTATTTCTCAGGAAACTTCTCTATATAAAAATCTCTATATGCCTTGTCTTGCCTGCAACCTCTTTTTCTGTCGTATTCCCTGTAATAATCTGCGCGTTTAGATCTATTTTCTCTAACGTCTTTCTTATTACATACTTTGCACTTATTAACTCTGCCGTCTGCCATTCGAGGATGCCGATAGAAATCTTCTAACGGCTTTTCCTCATTACACTTAAAGCATGTTTTTAACGAGGTACTCATGCTGCCCTCTTAGCTAAAAGGAATTTCATCATCAAAGTCTGCATCGTCAGCAGCCATCGCAGCCTGCTGGTTTTTCAACTCATTCTCTTCCTGTTTGCGAGTCTCATCAGCACTTACACCGTGCTCTGCGTAGGGAACAAAATACTCCTGTGCAATACGCACTACGTCCGCCGCTGCTTGGTCTAGGTCACTCTTGCTTGTCAGTGTTCCCGCAACAATTTGTGCAGCGTATCCCATCGCACTCTGGCGCATGATTGCTGCCTGTCGGTCGCCGCCTCCTACCGGAGCAGGATTATTACTAGCAGCAGCGACAGAACCAGAGTTGCCGCTAGATACGCCACTACTTCCACTTCCTGCCTCCTTCAGTGTAATATCGGAAGTCTTCACGTTGTTGTAAGTGCGCCCGTTGCGCTCTACAGTCTCTACAACCGCCTCAATAACATCACCCTCGGCCAACTGGTGCCAGTTTGATCCGACCTTCAGGTTAGCAGCCGGCTTCTTTTTCTTTCCAAGCCCGTACCAAGTACCGTTCACATTCATGTTGACTGCATACTGGTTCCCAAACTGGTCTTGCTCGCCAAAGTCCTTGACGTAAACCTTGTCTACCTTGCCTTCAATAATCTGCTTACCCATCATTTAACTCCGTCTGCTTTAAAAGGTTGCTTCAATATCAATGGGTTTCTGCCCATGAATCGCCTGACTTGACTTCACCCGCTAACGGGCAACGAAGCCCCAAAAACTCTGTTGTATTCTCAAATGCGCTATGTACAGCCTTAGTGTACCAATCTATCCAGTCTTCGTGAACCTCCGCTTGTACCTCATCGTGGATGTTGCCGACAAATGTTACATCGGCCCCTGCTTTCTTTATGTAGGTGTCAAGGTAGCACAGCACAACCTTCATGGCAATACCGCCACCGCTCTGAAACAGATAATTCAGCGCCTTGTGTTTCATCAGCTTACCGTCGCTATCTGTACGCATCCAGATTTTACGGCCATCAAGGCCGATCAGGTAGCCCCTGCTGCTGGCAGCTTCTACTTTCGGCTTGAGCGTTGATATGCCAGGGAACACGCTCTCCACCGCCTCAATGATGCGCTTTCCATCGGCTTCCGGTAGATTAAGTATTGACGCGACCTTGCGGCTACTAGCGCCATACACAGTGCTGTACACACATGACTTCGCCTCATCGCGGCTTTCCACTCCGTATGGCTCGCATGCTTTGAGTACACGGGTGTGTGGGTCTGTGCCAGCACTTTTATCC